GCGTCAGCAGGGAGTGCGCGTCCTCCTCGGAGTCCACCCACTCGGAGATGGTGGCGAACACCATCTCCTTGGCGCTGTCGTCGTCGGCGAGCACCGGCAGCAGGGCGTTGGGCACGAAGTCCCCCGTCACGTCGCCGAGCACACCCTCCTCGTCCAGCCGCTGCAGTCCTTCGGTCGTACGCACGAGCAGCGACGTCGCGTTGTCGTCGGCCTGCTCACTGTTCTGGGCCACCATGAACTCGAAGCCCGCGAGCTCGCCGTCGCTGGCGAACAGGGCGTCGAACTGGTGGGCCGCGATCCGGCGCAGCTCCTCCCTGGGCAGGGGGCGCCACACCGTACGGTCCTGGTCCGGCGGCGTGCCGAGCGCAGGCGTCTCGTAGTCCTCGGGCAGGTACAGCCCCGAGCGGTAGCGGACCAGGCCGTAGCTCTTGGCGAGCTTGTGTGCTGCTTCCGCCCGGTCTCTTGGCGTCATGAGCTTGAGCACGGTCACGTGCTGGCTCCTTTCTGGTCTCTGTCATAGCGACGGTCGGTCCCTGGTAACGACAGGGACCGACCGTCTCGGTTGAGTCACTCCTGGTACTTCTTGAGCACCGCCAGCTTCCGGTCAATCAGCTCGACCTGCTCGGTGTTCTGAGCCTGCACGAGCTGTGCCTTCAGCTGTCGGATCTCGAGTGCATCGTCTTCCACGTGTCTCCTCTCTCAGGGTCCGGCGATCTGCCGGCCACCCCTCACCCGGTCGAGGTCACACGTTGATGCGGACGACCCTCTTCATCGAGGCGTCCACGTCTGCACCACGAGGCATGATGCGTCCGATGAGCTGGCGCCGCAGCGCGTCGTCGTCGGTGTCGTCCACGATGATGAGCAGGTCGCAGACCTTGTCGAGCCCGTCGGTTCCCGTAGCCAGGGACGCCGTGCCGACCAACACGTCGAGCTCGCCGCAGCGGAACTCGTCGATGATCCGGGCTTTGGTCTTCGTCGACAGCGAGCCGTCGACCAACCCGTGATCCAGCCCTGCTGCGAACAGCGTGGTGGACAGAGCCGTTGCCACCGTCGCATGGTTGGCGAAGATGAGCACCGGCGTGGAACTGTCCTCGATGTACCCGGTCACGGTCTCGAAGACATCGGTGTGCAGGAGACTGTCCTCGTCGATGAGCTTGAGCTGCACCTCGGTGTGGCGCATCTCCATGGCGCTGGCCACCATGCGGTGGTTGCGCCGCTCATAGCCGTACGTCGCCAGCTCCGCGGGTAGCGGGATGTCGACGTCGTGCTCCTCGATCGTGTACTCGACGTTGTCCGGCACGTGGTACACGCCAGGCAACGATCGCAGAAAATTTTCTGCCGAGTCGAAGAACAGGAACGGATCCTCCTCGTCGACCAGCGGCTCCATCCCGAAGGGGTTGGGTTGCGTGTTGCAGTTGGTCACGAGGAAGTGGATGTACCCACCCTTCGTCCCGTGCGGATCGAGCACGTGCTTGATGCAGTACACCCGCTCCGCGTCGTTGTAGTTCGGCGTCGCCGAGCACAGGATCAGCGGCGCCTGCAGGTGCTTGGCCAGGGTGTCGAACTTCCCGAACCCCTTGCCGCCGTGCCCGCCGAACATGTGGAACTCGTCGGCGATCACAGCCCGGTGCCGGCTGGTGCGGTAGTCCTTCTGCCGGAACTTCGCGTGGCTGATGGTCTCGACCGTCATGCTCAGCTGCTTCGCCTGCTTCTGCCAGGTGTCGTGCGTCGACGGCGGCGCGATGACCAGCACGTCGTCCTGACCCTTGAGCTTCATCATCGCCAGCGAGGTGATGCTCTTGCCGGCGCCCGTGCGGTAGTAGAGACAGGCACGGGTGATACCTTCGAGGATCCACGAGTCGAACGTCTCGACCTGGTAGTCGAACCAGTCGTAGCCGACCATCTTGGCCAGGTCGTCGTACCTCACGACCCACCTGCCTGCTGTGCCAGGTAGTCCAGCACGCCCTGGTCGTTGGCGTCCTCAGCCTCCACTTCGATGAGCGCGGAGACCGCGGTCATGGTGTCGGGCAGGTCGATGATGGCCGTCGGCTGCAGCGGCAGGAACACGTTCTCCGGCACGCGCAGCGTCAGCTCCACTACCACGCACCCCGACTTCGGCTTCGACGGTCGGGACTGCGTGATGTTCACGACCGCAGCCCCGTCCACCGTGGGGACGTTCTTCTTCTGCTGCGAGTCCCACCGGGTACGGATGCCACGCGGCTCGACCTGTGCGTAGAACTTGGCGTCGACTACGCGGTAGCCCTTGGTCGGGTGGTCGTAGCTCATGCCTCGACCCCGTCCTTCTGGGCCCAGTACTCCGCCGGCGTCCGGGCGTGGACCATGTCGTCTCCCACCAAGCGGCGGAAGATGTCCATGTACCCGTCGACGTCGTCGCTGTTGTCGCTGTAGTCGGGCGTCACCGAGGTGCGCACCAGCTTCATCCCCGCCATCATCAGCGGGACCTGCACGGGCTGGACCTCGACACCGAGGATCCCGCTCCACACCTGAGCGATGCGGACGAACCCGTCGATCGGATCCCCGTAGATGGCCACGCGCTTGGCGACCACCTCGTCTGTCACGTCTGTCATGGTCATGCTCCCTTCTTCTTCTGTCTGAGTCGGTAGGCCCTGCGTTCCCTCTCGGTGAGTCCGCCGTAGATCCCGTAGAGGGTCTCGTTGGTCTCGAACTCGTAGTCGAGGATCTTGCCCTGGCACTCGGCCAGCTTGGTACAGCCGGAGCACACGCCTTTGGCGTAGCGCTGGTCCTGCTTGTTGCGCTCGTCGGCGAACCAGAGCTCCGGGTCGAACTGTCCGCAGTCCCCGTCGAGCAGGGCCAGCTCCATGAGGATCCGGTCAGGCGATGACACGCCACGGCCTCCCGTCGATGTAGTCCCGGATCACGTCGGCCAGCAGCTCGTTGTGCTCCTTGAGCATGCCGAGCACAGCGATGCGCGCGGCCGAGCGCAGGTCGTCGTGGTGCGTGGGCGTGCTGAACTTCCACACACCCAGCGCCTGCAGCACCGCCGGCTTCACCGTCTTCTTCACGCCCGTGTTGTCGAGCGCCTTGCCCTTCGTCGCAGCGACCATGTCGCGCACGGCGATGAGCATGTCCTTGTCGTGACCCAGGTTGCCGCGGCTGCGGTAGCCCTCGACGTAGATGACGGGGGCCGTCGTACCGGGTACCGAAGGTGCTCGATAGATCCAGTCGACAACTGCTTGCGGGTCGAGTCCGTCGACCACCTCGTGGTGGACTTCGACATCCCTCAAATAGGGGAAGAAGTTGAGTTCTACCACCCCAGTGTGCACGAGTCCTGGGTCAACACCCACGATGTGTGTATCTTGGTGCACGGCAGCACTCCTTTCTGTCTGTCTGTTGAGTCGATGGTGGGGCCGAGGCTTGGTCTCCCCGGCCCCACCGATCTCACTTCGTGTAGCGATAGTCGTCCTTGACGTCTGCTTCCAGCGGGAACTGGGTCAGCGAGTCCGGGTCCGACATGGCGACCTCGAGCAGTCTCTTCGCGTGCTCGAGGTCTACCGAATCGGTGGCCTGATCGGGCCACCAGTCCAGCACGATCTCGTCGTGGAACTGACCGATGATCTGCAGGTTGGTGAACCTGTTCTCCCTGATGATTCGGTCCATCCTGCGCAGCGAGGTGAAGAACATCTCCCGGCACATCGACTGCGTCAGGATCCCGCTGAGCTTCCCACCGTAGATCGAGAAGAACCGGATCTCTCCGGTCTTCGGGTCACGGTAGTGGCTGACCCACACGTTGCCGGTCTTCTTCGACGTCGGCTTGTAGAAGCAGATGCTCTTGCCCCGGATGTAGCACCCGTGGAAGAACCTCTTCACCAGCATCGAGCCGGCGGCCGTGCGCAGCCTCACGCAGATGGACGTCGCCCCTGGGTGCAGGGCCACCAGTGAGGTGGGCGTCTCGATCTTGCGGACCTCCACCATGAGGCGGTTGCCCACCTCCTTCTCGGCGAGGTCGGCACCGTCCTCGACCACCCGCCGGAGCAGGATGTCGAGGATCTCCCACAGGTGGACCACCTCGGGGTTGGCGTACCGCCAGTCGGCGACCAGCTGGTTCGCCTCCCCCTCGGTGAGCAGCGTGCCCATCTTCTTGGCGAAGGACTGCACCGCACCGCCGCCGGCCTGGTAGCCGCACGACAGCTCGCCCACCTTGCCGAACTGGCGACGGTCCTTGGTCACAGCGTCGTACGCGCAGCCGTCGATACGGGCGGCCAGGACCTTGTACATGTCCTTGCCGTTGCGGAACTCCTGGAGCTTCCACTCCGCACCAGCCAGGTAGGCCAGGCCGCGTGACTCGATCGAGGACAGGTCGCCCACGATGAGGGCGCCGTCGTCGTGGCTGGCGGTGAAGACCTGACGCAGGTTGCGCGCCAGCTCCTCGTTGGTCCAGTCGGTGTCCTCGTCCTCGAGCTCGTCCATGTCCTTGACCTCGGCCAGCCGCTTCAGGTTCTGCAGCTGCACGCCGCGGCCGCTGGTCCGCCAGGACTGGCCGGCACCGATGTGCAGGTACTGGCCACGCAGCCGGTCGTCAGGACCGACCTGGTCGAGGATGGCCTGCAGCTTCTTCAAGCTGGAGCCACCGAGGATCTGCTTGGTAGTCAGCATCTCCTTCACGTGCATCAGGTTCTGCAACTGGTCCAGCTTCATGGTGTTGCCGTGCGTCTCGATCCGCTTCCGGATCCGCGCGAGGTACATGGTGACGTGCTCCTCGTCGAACGACTTGCACTTCACACCCCGCATCTCGCACCACTTCTTCAACTGCGGGAAGCTGGCGAAGTTGAGCGCCTTGCCCTCGATGATGTCCTCGGGCGTGAGGTGCGCCTCGTGCTTGGCACGGAACTCAGCAAGCGCCTTGGCCTGGTTGTCCAGGTACCGGCGCTGCATCTCCTGCACCAGGCCCACGTCGACCGGCCAGCCCACATCGTTCATCTCGTGGGTGACAACCTGGTTCTCTAGTTCCTGCCAGGACAGGACGTGGCCCCAGGCGTTGGCGATCCGCCAGCCGAGCTCGGCGTCGATGTCGCAGTAGCGGCCGTACTCGTCCCACTCGAGCGGGTTGTGCTTGACCACCAGCGGGTCGAACTCGAGCGTGCCGTTCGCCTCCTGGTACTTGCCCGGCAGGGAGAACAGCCGCATCAGGTGCTTGCCCTGCTCGAGCTTGTCCACGTCCAGCAGCTGTGGTGCCGCCGCTTCCAGCTTCCCGGCCGCACCCGCGGCACGAGCCACGACTGCGGAGTCGATGAAGTCCCGGTGGGCCCTGCTGATGCCGAGCAGCCGGAGCATGCGCTGCTCGAACGGTGCGTTGTGTGCCCCGATGCTCAGCTCGCCGAGCTCGTCGATCAGTCCCTGCAGTGCAGACACGTGGTAGTCCTGCACGAAGTCGAACCGCCGGCGAACCTCCCGGCCACCCGAACCCATCCGGAACGTGCTGGCGATCAGCACCCGGCAGGTGGGGTCACTGGCGTAGCGGTCCAGCCCGTGCTTCGGCAGGTCCACCCCGCCGTAGGTCTCGAAGTCGAGACCGATGATGTCGTTGCTCATGTCTCTCCTTCCCTCAGCCGAGGCCGAGGATCTCGTCCTCGTCGAATGGCGAGGGGTACAGCAGCTGCATGGTGGCCGGGCACAGCGGTGCACCCTTGGGTGACCGCGAGTGCGGGTAGGCCGGGCAGAACTTGCAGTGGTCGGACGGACCGAAGGTCACGTCGTTGGCGTTGACCTTGGCCTGTGCTGCGATGAGCTGGGTCTCGAACTGCTTGAGCTCGATGCTCGTGAGGTACTGCGACTCGAGGTTGTCAGCCTTCGGCTGCAGGATGTGGATGGTCACACCCTTCGCCTTCGGTGCCAGGTGCAGCACGCACAGCGCGTAGAAGATCGTCTGGATGTTGTCGAACACCTCGACCGGGATCTTCCCCCACTTCAGGTCCAGCACGTGCAGCTCGTCCTGGGTGTAGAGCACCAGGTCCAGCGTGCTGTTCGGGTGCTTCCCGGTCTTCGGGTCCAGCGCCAGCCAGGTCGCCTCGACCGGGAGCTCACGCTCCACCTTGAACCGGCGCGTCGACCGCAGCTTCTCGATGTACTCGAGCACCGTGATCCAGTGGCGCAGGTCGGCACGGCTGTAGCCCATCAGCTGGTCGAACACCTCGTGTGCTGCGGTGCCCTCGTCGCTGGCTCGGACCTTGTCGTCCTCCTCCGGCGGCGTGTAGTTCGGGATGGCCAGCTCGAGGTTGGCACTGGCTGGGCAGGCCATGTGCTTGGCGGCGTTGCTCGCCGAGAAGCGTTCGGGCATGGGTCGTACTCCTTCTGTCGTTGGTCTGGTCGTTGAGTCGCTCGCCCGGCAGGGTTCGAACCTGCGTCACCGGGATCAAGAGCCACGGTGTCCTACCGCTAGACGACGGGCGATAGGGAGAGGCCCACCCCACCACGTGGAGTGGGCCTCTCCGGTGAGCCACGCTCAGTCGGCGAAGATCTCGTCCTCGTCGACCGACGTGCCGCCGCCGAAGCGCTCGCCGTCCATCTTGAAGACCGCCGTGCTGCCGCCCGCGGAGAACCCGGGGTTCTTGCCGTTGTGGTAGGCGTACAGGTTGAGCGTCACCGCCACGTAGCAGCCGGGGTACATCGAGTGCACCGTCTGCCCGATCGGCTTGATGACCGGGAACGTGAGCAGGTCCGGGTCCGGAACCTTGAGCTCGTCCTCGTCGGTGACGATGGCCTTCAGCTCCAGGTCCACGCCCTTGTTGCCGATCACCTTGATCGCGGCCACGCACTCGGGAGCGAGCGGCTGCGTCTTCTCGTGGATCGGCTTGATCGGGGTGTTGAAGTTCTGGTCGGCCAGGTCACCGGTGATGTCGGCGGTCAGCTTGGCGACCTCCTTGTCGGAGAGCACGTCCCGCTTCTCACCGTTCTTCTCCTGCTCGATGCAGTAGGGGAAGAACTCGCTGGTGATGTGGTTCATCAGCTTGTCCAGCTGCGGCTGCTCGAGCAGCAGCTGGAAGTCAGGCGCTGCCTCGGCCACGGACTTGGCCGGGTACTGACCCTTCTGGCTGCGGGCGAATGCCTCGTCCGCGGTGAAGGTCGGGAACGACAGGCGTCCGTAGATGGTGACGACCTTCGGGTTCTTGGCACCCATGGGGTACCCCTTTCTGTTGATGTGTCGAACTCGTGGATTGACTGCGATCGCCGGAGAATTTTTCTCCGGTGATCGGGTGGCCCCGGAACCGATCCGCCGTGTCTCAACCACGTACGGACCAGACCGGGACCCGACTACTGCACGTTGGCCCTACCGGTTTACGTCGATCAGCCACCCGGAGGAACTTCCCCTGACCCGGAATGCTGACTGTTTGCACACGACGTTCACCCCTCACCTCCCGTTAACGCCTGGTGGTTGAGCACCCTGCGACATACCTCGGCGTGCAGAAGTTGTTCAGCTGCTCAGGACGTACGGGCCCGGGGCAACCAGGATCGGCCGCACCTCCTTGGCACGGGTGCCGACGCACTCGGCCAGGAACGTGGGCCTGTTGACCAGGGACACGTCGAGCACCAGCTCGATGCTCCCGCTCCGCCGGCGCAGCGCGTCGCGCGCGTCGACGAACGAGTCGTAGTCCGCCACCGTGATGACGACACCCCAGTCCATGTCCATGAGCGGAGCCAGCTGCTCGTAGTGCGTGCCGCTGAACTCGGCCTTGTTGAGCACCGAGTCGGCGTCGTAGTTGCCCGGCTCCCAGTGGGTGACCGTGTCGGACACGATCGCCAGGTGGGCGTTGGCCTCGTACGCCAGGGCCACCACGTCGTTGACGATGGTGCGCACCGTGCCCGCGGTCATCGACCCGGACACGTCGAGGATCAGCAGGTTCTGCTGCTGCCGCGCGTGGTGGATCTGGGCCCGGTAGTCGCCGATGGTCGGGCGCTTCGCGTTCATCGCCATCATCGAGCGGAAGTGCATCTCGCCGGTCTTGCCCGGCAGCATGCCCACCACCTCACCGAGCTTGGCCGCCACGTCCTTGATGGACTGGGCGACCTCCACCTCCATCGACTTCCACACCTCCGGGAGGATCTCCCCCGTCGGCACGTCCGGGTCGTAGGTGATGTCACCCTCCTCGACCCCGTAGATGTCGTCGACCATCTCGTCGAGGTAGCCCTGCAGCGTGGTGCTGTGGTCGCCCGTGCTCAGCGCCTGGACCAACGAGGTCTCGGGCATCACGGTGTAGAGCAGCTGGGACAGCTGCCTGTGGTCCAGCTCGTAGACCTTGCCGAAGAAGAACACGGTCTCGGCATCGGGCAGCATCGCCCTCAGCGTGTTGACCGGGAACTTCAGACCCGGCTTCACCTCCATGAGGCTGAGGTCAATCCGAGAGGCCGGCGAAGATGTCGTCGTCGAATTCGTCACTGGCGGGTGCTCCTTCCTTCTGGTTGCGGATCTCCTCGACCTGGATCAGCTGCTTGTTCATCTGCAGGTTGAGCCTCTGCAGAGGAGACAGCTTGTCGACCGGGAGCTTGGTGATGGCACCGACGTACTTGGCGTCGACACCCTTGCCGTCGAGCAGCATCACGTACTGCCACTTGGCAGCCGCGATCGCACGACGGTTGTTCATGGTGATGAGCTCGCGCAGGCCATCGCTCTGCACGTGGCGCAGCTGTGCCTGCCCGATCAGCTTCCGGATCGACTGGCCCTTGAGCATCGTCGGTGCGGAAGCACCCCCCTTGTCGAACGAGTCGAGCACGTCGAACATCGGCAGCACCTCGGCGGCGAGCATGTCCTGCATCTCCTGCGACTTGGCCATCTCCGGCATCAGGCCCAGGTCTTCGACGAGGATGTCAGCCATCTTCTGCTTGGCCTTCTTGTCCTTGCGCGGGTCGTCGACCTTGATGTGCAGCAGCCGGTCCTCGAGCGCCTTGTCATAAGCGATGGCCGAGTTGCTGGCCCCGATGATGAACACCTTGGGCAGCTTGAACGCACCCGCCCTGCGGCTGGTGAGGATGTCGAGCAGCCCGTTGTAGACCTCGGGGAACCCACGGAGGAACTCGTCCAGTAGCAGGACGTCCCCCTCTTCGAGGGCTTTCCAGTACGTGGCCGGCAGCATCCGGAGAACCATCTCCTCGCCCGTACCGTGTGGCATCTGCACGCCCTCGGTCTCGAGCGGGCTGAGCCGGGACACGTTGATGATGTGCAGCTTCTTGCCCACCATGTTGGCGAGCAGCTCCACCGTGGTGGACTTGCCACACCCGGGCGGACCGATCAGGTGCGGCAGCGGCGATGTCGGGCCGAAGGCCATGAACGCCGCGTACAGCTTGAGCAGAGTCTCAAGCATGTGCGATCCTTCCTGTAGGGACTGAATGGTTAGGCCTCGAGGGGTGGCGGACGGGACATCCGCCACCCCTCACTGTTCGCTCAGGCGAACGGGTCCTCGCCGTTGGTGTCCGGGTCGTCGGACGAGCCCGAGAGGAACACGTCGTCGGCCGGCTCGTTGGCGTGCGGGTCGCCCGAGGCCACGACACCGGTGTTGCTGGTGCCGGGCAGGACGTCGAGGATCTCGAGGTCGTCGCCGACCCAGACCAGGCGGTCGGTGCCGCCGTCCTCGATGAGACGCAGGACCATGCTGTCCTTGGTCAGGCGCACGATCTGCGGCGCCCGGCCCGGCACGTGGTCCTGGCCCTCGTCCAGGGTGACGAAGCCGAGGCTGTCCTCCGGACGCTCGAGCGACTTGCCGACCTTCTCGGCAGCCTCGAGCAGCGGCTTGTAGAACTCCTCGACCGCGGCGTCGAACGCCTCGCCCGCCGTCTTCACGTCGGCACGGGCCTTGAGCTCGAGCCACTGGCTGGCGTCGAGAACGACCTGGCCCTTGTTGCCGTCGACGTCCGCACCGGACACGAGCACGCGCTCGCCGGTCAGGTTCTTGGTGGTGAACATGCGTTCCCCTTTCCAGGGATTGAGTGGTTGGTCTAGTGATTCAGTTGAGTTGAGATCTTCAGTTGTGGTGGCGGAGTCAGACCTTGGTGAAGCCGTACTCCTGCACAGCCTTGATGTGGCCGGCGTCCTTCGCCGACTGGAACATGGCTGCGAGATCGGGGACTGACGCAGCCTCGACGAGTGAGTCGAGGCTATCGTCAGGCACCGACACTGGGATGCCGAACATCGTGTCGTCGCTGCTCATTAGTCGCCCTCCTTGATCTTGATGGTGTCCACACCCTCGAGCTCGGTGATGTGTTCGGCCATAAACTCGGGCGAGACCAGCGACGGGTCGTATCGGATGATGAGGATGACGTGATCCATCACGGTCTCGCCTTCACAGGCCGGCCGATCGGCTGGATCTCGTTGAACGCGACGAGCTGCACGTCACCACCCGAGCCGAGCATCAGGAGCGCACGCTCCTCGACCATCTCGGCCAGCTGGTCCAGCACCTCCTCGCACTCGTCCTCGGTGGCGTCCACCTCGACGATGAGCTGAAGCCTCACTGTCCGTACACCTCCTCCCCGTCATCGGGGATGGACTGCAGCCGGTGGAGCAGCTGGCCCGGGATGGGCGGCAGCTTTCCCTCCGACTTCTCGATCCCGTAGAGGAACACCGCCAGCTCGGTGGCTTCGCCGCCGTTGAGCTGGATGGTGACCTCGGTCTTGGTCGTGACCTTCACGATGTCTGTCCTCCTTCCACCACGGGTGTGCCAGGGCAGCGGAGCGGCCGCCTCGGACCAGGCCCGTGGGTGTGGTGCGTGTGTGGGTGGTGCTCGTCGATCCGACCGCAGTACGGTGACGGCTCGGACTCCCGCTGCTCCGGCGGGTTGGGGTTCGGGATGACCCGCATGCCCCGCTCCTTCCTGGTGTAGCGCTCGTGCACGATCATCGGAGCACCACGAGTTTCTCGATCTCGACGGACTTGACACGAGGGAACTGAGACAGTGCCTCGGTCTTTCCGTACTGCACGATCTTCTGGCCCAGGTACTGGATGGCTCCGTCCATGACGTAGTCACTGTCGACCTCGAGCATGATGATGAGCTTCACTCGAGTGCCTCCATGATCTGGTCGAGGCTGTCCTTGTAGTCGATCTTCTTGGTCGCCTTGACCAGCTCGTCGATCGCGTCGTCCTCGATGTTGTCGGCGATGCGCCCGTAGATCTGGCCCATCGTCTGCTTCTCGAGATCGAAGTGGTCGCCGAGGTAGAGCTCCGCTGCGCGGTAGCCCTCGGCCAGGTCGTCCTTGACCAGGCTCATGTCGTAGCCGTAGCCGTGGTACTTGGCGTACCGCCCGAACTCACGCAGCCCGTTGTACTGGCTGATGAATCCGGCCCGCCAGTTGCTGCGCTTGCTCGGCATCATCGGCAGCGGGTCGCCCTTCGCCGTGCCCGGGAACAGGTAGCCCTGCATGTCCCGGTAGTCACCGGTCCGGGTCTCGTACCCGGTGCAGAGCAGGCCGAAGTCGAAGGACTCGATGACCTCGGCCAGGCTGGTGGCAGCGTGACCCTCGGTCAGCTTGTAGACCAGGTTGGTCTCGACCCCCCCAGGGCTGTGCAGGCGCAGGCTGTTGGTGTGCCACGACTTGAAGCCGTAGGTCAGCCAGCGTTCCCACACTCGAGAGAACCTGTCGTCCAGCTTGTAGCCCAGACCGAGCAGGTGCTGGGCAGCGGCGACCAGCGTGTGACTGGTCGGCATGAAGACATCGATGTCCGACCACGAGAACTGCAGGCCGTGGTCCTGGGCAGCGACAGTGGATCCGGTGAGGAACCCGTTGAAACCCTTGAGGTCAGCGAGCACCTGGTCGATCGCGGTGTCAGCTGCGATCGGTGCGGTCGTGACCGGTGTGTTGGTCATGGCCTCTCCCTTCTGTCTGGACAGACAGCGGGCCCGCCTCCTATCCCCACGGAGGCGGGCCCGCTGAGCTGTGGTCAGGCCTCGTCGGTCGACGGGGCCTCGATGCCGGCGGCACGGCGCAGGTCGTGGAGCTCCTGCTCCGCGGCGTCGAGCTTGGCCTGCGCCTGGTCCCGACGCTCGGTGAGGACGGTGACGTTGGCCTCGGCCTGCGCCACCTTGCCGGCGGCACGCTGGGCCTCACGCTTCTCGAGCGCCTCGGCCTCAGCCTTCAGCTTCTCGATCCGCTGTGCCGGCGTGAGGACGGTGCGCTTCTTGGCAGGCGCCTCGTCCTTCTTGGTGCTGTCCTTGGTCATGCTGAGTCCTTTCTGCTTGCGTCCAGGTTGGAGCCCAGCCCCAGGTGTGGACGCAGATACACCTGGGGCTGGGGGTCGTGGGTACTACGGCTTCTTGCCTCGAGGGTTGGCGAGCTTGCGGATCTCCTCGACCTTGTCGGGATTCGCAGCACGCCACCGCTCGTGACAGTCGTAGCAGTAGTACAGGTACGGGCCGTGCTCGGAGCAGCAGCCACTCGGTCCGGTCGGACTGTTGTGGTTGTGCCCGCAGCCGTTGCCGCACAGAATGATGGACTCGCTCATCGGTAGTCCATGACGTCGAGCGCCGTGCACCCGGGCTTGCACCACTGGTCGGGTGCAGCCTGGCACAGCGGGCACGACTTGCCCGAACCCCTGACGAGGTGGCCGTTGAGGAACTGCGGCCGGTTGGTCCTTCGCTTGAACCAGAACATGGGTGTCACCACCTCTCAAAGATGTGCTTGAACTTGGTGCTGATGAACAGGCTGGTCACCTCGGCATCGCCGAGTACCTTGTAGACGAAGTCCTCGTGGCTGAACTCGTTGCCGCCGTAGAACTTCCCGGTGCCGGTGATGAACCACTTGTGGTTCGCGTAGATCGCGGCGTAGGTGAACTTCAGGTTGGAGGTCCACACCACGACGCAGTCACGATGGTCGCGGCCTCGTTGGAGCATGATGTCCAGCTGATGCAGGTCGAGGTGCCTGTCAGGGCGTGTGCTCGATGGCTGCTGCTGTGCAGGTGCGAAGCTCTTGCCGGACTGACGAGGCGTGGTCGTGATCAACGCACGTCTCTCCTCATCGGAGAGCGAGGCGTTGGCCATGTACTGCTGATGCAGCTCGTTGAGCACAGCCGGGTCGACGTAGAGCTGGGCGTCATCCATAGCGGTGGTCCTTGCAGACCCCGAGCGAGATGATGACCAGCGCACCGGACTTGGCCGTGCGCTGCACGTGTCCGGTGTAGAAGTCCTCCCGCGGATACGGGCAGTACTTGCCGCAGCAGTCGCACGACCGCTCCCACCTGGCACGCTGCAACGCGGTGCTGTTCTCCGGTGGTTCGGCCAGCGGCATGATGATGAGCGGAGCCGGCGCGACTCGAAGGTGCTCGTCGATCAGCGCGATGCGCTGGTCAACGGCAGCCTCGAGCCACGCCGGCAGCTCTCCTGCCATCAGCGGCGGGAGGCGACCGCCGGAGCGAACGCCTCGAGCACTTGGACGTGCGGCTGCAGTCGCAGCTGGAGCAGCAGGTGCCTCGTCTGTGCGCGGTGCTTGGCACGGCGCTGGCGCTCCCGCTCGAGAGCGGCGAGGAGCGCGATGGTCAGGATCAGGATGCTGAAGATGATGAAGAGCATGGGACGTACTCCTTGGTCTGGGATCTGAATGATGGTCAGGCTGTCACATCTGGAGCGGGACGTCTCCGACGATGGTCAGCAGCCGGTGGTCGAACAGCTCTGCGTGCACGGTGCAGTAGAGCTCGACGATGCCCGGCTTGTCGGTGGTCATGCCGACGATGTCGGCGTTCTTCACGGTGTGTCCGCCAGCGCAGGTGCGCAGGCTGGTCTCGGACATGGGCATGGTCAGTGCCTCTCGTGTTGGTCGCCCGTGAGGTTGTCATCCTCGAGGCGCAGGTGGTCTGTCTGAACGAAGTGAGCTGGTGCCTTGAGCCGGTGGCAGGTCAGACAGTAGCCGAGCCGGCTGATGAGGCCATCCACCGAAAGGTCGAGATACTCGGCGTCGCCCTCGGTGGTGGTGACCCTCGTCGGCTCGGGCAGCTTGGCGTCCACGAGGGACTGCTGGAACCGGACGACCAGGACCAGGGAGCGGATCCGCCGCTCGAGGTTCTCGGAGCGGTTGCGCTCTTGCGTGAAGCGATGGTCAGCGTGGATGGCAACCGCCATGAGTACGACCACCAGCAGGATGTAGGCGATCGAGTCGAGGTTGCGCTCGAGGGCATCGAGCAGGTCAGTGGTCATGTGTCTGCGTCCTTGGCTGTTGAGCTTGTGTTGAGTCTAAGTAGATCTGGGAGTGGTTGTCGGTAGAACTGCGTAGTCCGTTATGACTATCTCCTTCTCTCCTCCTCCTCTTTCCTCCTTCCTTCCCCCTTCCTTCCTCCACAAAGTCTTAACTTTCCCAGCGCGTAGCAACGAAGCGCCCGAAGCATCGGGCACACAGCAGCAGCTGTGCGTGTGTGCGCACTGAGACAGACGAAGAGCTCGCGCGAAGCGAGACCCTTGACTCTCCCAGATCCACCTGCACGGTGGTGGAAACCAGGCCCTTCACAGGGTGTAAGGACCACTACCCGGATGTAGACATAACAGCGGGTGTAGACACCCTGTAGACACCCCCCCCCCTGTCTACGTGTTTGCCCAGGTCAGAGGCCCTTTTTCGGCGTGTAGACACTGTAGACACCCTGAAACTTCCTCAGACGTACGGAAGGTTTCAGACTTTCTGGGTGTCTACGTGTCTACACGGGTCGAAAAGGGGCTCTGACCTGCGGAAACATGTAGACACCCCCAGGGTGTCTACAGGGGTGTCTACATGGGGTGGTTGGTAACGAACAGGTAACGGTAGCGATGGCTTGCCTTGGTCTTAGCGAGAGTGACGGCTCTCTCTCAAAAGAACACATGCGTAGCGTGTACTCGTCTAGTGGTTCCGGTCGCTCGGTAGCCCGAGCGCAAGCGTCACGAGACTAGGCGAAGTCAATGCATGGCTTAATCTGTCGAGTCGTCCAACACGTAACGCATGTGGAAAAAAGAGAGAGAGCCTCTAGTCCGAGGACCAGAGGCAATCCCTGCGGGAACTACTGCGAAGCCAGGTCAGCGTTGGCACGAGCGATCCGCGAGTAGGACTCGAGGATGTCGAGCGAGACTGCTTCGAGCTTGGCTGCGAAGGCAGACTGCTGAGTACCGGACGAGCCGTTGGCCTTGTCGACCAGCGGCATGAGCGTGGTGGTGACCGAGCTGATGGATGAAGCGATGGTCTGGCCTGCGTCAGAGCTGAGCGTGATGAGACCGGCGTTAACGAGCTTGGACTCGTTCTCGTCCTTGTTCATGCGACCGAGAATCGCGGGCAGCATGGCGTCCTTGTACATGGACATGGGAACCTCCTGGTAGGGAAACGAACTTGAAACTGATATTCCAAATTCACAACTGAAACAAAACGAAACAACCTAATCAATGTATGGAGGAAGGCTTACCTATATACATACATACATATATGTATAGGGGGTATAGTGTGTGTTGTTTGTTTCTTTTGTATATATTGGAACCTCTCGCAAAAGTTTCCCGCAATCGACTCACCCGTCACGATCTGCCCAGGTCAGAGCGGGTGTGGATGCGGTTGGCCGTTCCGGTACGGGCGGTTCGGGGGCTTCATCCCATCGGGGGTTCACCGATCTGCTTCATTCTGGCGATCTCCCGTCGGGGAGTCGTAGGTTCCCTACGCTGCAGATCGTCGGCCTGCCACGCTGCAGATCGTCGGGGCTCCTCGTCGTTGCTCCCGCGTGTTGTTGTTGTGAACTCCTGAGACACCCGTAGCCTCTCCCTCGTTCGGAGCGGCGGGCTCCGTAGCAGCGAGGAGCGCAGCGTGGCCGAGCGGGAGCCCAAGTCGTCGAGCATCATCGGGCAGTACGCGGCTGGTGCAGCGAACCCGGCCGGGCCCCGCGGGCTGCAGCAGGTGAGCCAGCAGGCACACGATGTGGCGGCGCAGTCTGGCCCGGAGTCCGACTCCCTGATCGGGCAGTACGCCGTCGACGGCGGGTCCCAGGTCGAGGCGGCGCGCGGCTGGTACACCGGCGCGAACATGGAGGGCGTCTCCAACGGCTGGGAGACCGGCTTCATGGCGGAGGCGTTCAAGCAGTACGACGAGCAGATCCAGGCGGCGCAGGAGGCCCAGGACGGTTCGGAGTTCTACAGCTGGTTCGACCGTGACGACGCCACCGGTGTCTCGATGTGGGACGACGAGGACAAGGGCATCGAGCGCGGCGACGTGTTCAACGCGGGCAAGAAGGTCGGCAACGTCTACAAGGACTTCGACGAGCGCACCGCGAACGTGATGATGGCGGAGTTCACCCTGGACCGGGAGACGAAGGCGAAGATCTTCGCCGACCCGGACCGGGACCGCTGGCTCGCCGACGAGGTGGGCAAGGTCCTCGACGAGGAGACCACCCGGGCGCAGACCATCAAGGACCAGGCGGCGTTCGCCTCCGACATCGACGACCGGCAGAGCGCGATCCTGGAGGGGAAGTCGGAGAAGGGCATCGCGGCCGCGGGCTTCGCAGGTGGTGCAGCCCTCGGTGCTGGTGCCGGCTCCATCGTGCCGGGTGTCGGTACCGCGGTCGGTGCGGCGGTCGGTGCCGGTGTCGTCGGTGTCGCCGGTGCGTACGCCGCGTGGAAGAACCGGGACCAGCTGAGCGAGCAGATCGCCCGTGCCGAGGAGATCACGGCTCGCGCGAACGAGCGCTACGGCGACCTCGAGGCGCTCAGTGTCGGGGTGAAGGAGTGGTCGGGGGTCGGGATGCGGTTCATCTCCCCGGCCTCCAACCTGGTGCAGGGCATCGCCGACGACAAGGAGGGCGACGGCGACTCCCGCTTCTACCGCATCGACGAGAACGGCAACCGCGAGGTCTCGGGCTGGACCCGGGCCGCGGACATCGGCGCGACGCTCGCGGACTCGGTGGCGCAGTTCTCCAACCCGCTGGGCATCGCGGCCTACATGACCACGATGGGCGGCACGGTCGCGGGCCAGAGCGCGTTCATGGCGCAGACCGGCGCCGGCTGGAACGACCGGATCGGCGACTTCGACGACTACGAGGGCGGCAAGGAGTGGAGCGCGGCGCTCGGCTCCCTGGCGATCGACGTGACGCAGATGGGTGTCGCCGGTGCCGTGGTCCGGGCGGGGGCGGCCAGCCGGGCGGCGTTCGGGGCGACTGAGCCGAGCCGGTTCACCCGGGCGTTCGAGAAGGTCCGCGACACGCTCCGGCCGTGGGGTGACGACGTCGTGGAGACCCGGACCCTGCAGGGTCGCACGTTCGGGCTGAACGCCGAGGGCCGTGCGGTGGAGTCGCGCCGCGGTGCCGCGTTCGCGGTGAACATGCTGGCGCCGAGTGAGGCGATCCGCTACGTCAACACCGCCTGGCGCGCGCGGTCCCGGGTGGCGCTCGGGGACACGCCGGGCCACGACGACTTCTACCGGGCCGCACTGGAGACCGCCGGTGGCAACCGGTTCGGCCAGGCGGTCGTCAACGGCTGGCCGAGGGCACGGAGGAGGGCGTGCAGGCGATCCTCGAGCCGGTGTCCTTCTCCGCCGACATCGAGGCCGGGCAGGTCGTGGAGTCGGTCCTGTACGGCGCGGCCTCCGGGATGGGCATGGGGCTCAGCTCGATGGCGCGGCAGGCCACCAACGACCAGGTGCTGAGCAGTCGGGCGCGGGCACTGGAGATGCGCCGCAACGGTGTCGAGTACACCAACGAGGAGTGGAAGGCGCGGTGGAAGGAGGTCGACGCCGACCAGCGCAAGCGGCTCGCGCTGGCCTCCCCCGACGAGGCCGCCGACATCCTGGCCACGATGCGCGCGCAGCAGGAGCTGCTCCGCTTCGACCGTTCCGCCTCCTCGGTGATCGCGGCCACCGGGCTCAACGACCTGCAGGCCTCGCAGTTCGCGCGCGACCTGGCCAACGCCAACCCGAACCGGGACAACGTGCTGGTGCTAGCGGGCATGTCCGCGGACCGGGTGGTGGCCACCGACGCCGACGGCAACGTGTTCGTCGACCGGGACTCCCTGCCGGCGCATGCGGGTGCCGCCTCGATCTTCCAGGCGCTGATGAACGTCACGAACCACCAGATCGCCACGGCGACGGTGGCCGAGGACATCACCCGGCAGACCCAGGCGCTGCAGGCCGAGCTCGGCCAGGCCGACGCCGACCGGGCCGCCGAGATCCAGGCGCAGCTGGCCGAGCTGACCGACGAGCTCGAGATGAGCGAGCGGGTCGCCGCGATCGGCAACCAGATCCGCAAGAGGCTCACCCAGGTCTACGAGCAGTACCGGCAGGCCGCGGACGTGACGGACGCCGAGGCGGCCGTGGACCTGTTCAACCAGATCATCCGCAACGCCTTCGACGGCACCGACATGTTCGACGAGACCGGCACCCCGCTGGCCGGCCGCGACCTCGAGGCGGCCCGCCGCAGCGTGGAGATCATGGTGGCCCGGCACCCGGAGATCGCGGGCGACTCGTTCATGTTCGTGATGCCGCAGGCGTCCAAGGCGCTGAGTCGGGCCAACGCGCACGGCATGATGCAGGTGCACCAGTCGACGCTGCTGGCGCCGGGTGCCGACCATGACGGCGACACCGAGGTCAGCGTGAACTTCGCGCGCGGCCTGAGCCAGACCCGCATCGACAGCCTCCGGGCCGGGGACCAGTACGTCCGGCCCGGTGTCCGGGAGGACGGCACCGAGGGCCACCTGGTCACCTTCGACCCGCCGGACGGGGAGAAGGAGTTCATCCGCCAGGTCTCGTCCGCGCTGAACGCGGCGGCCGTGCGCACCGAGTGGGCGGTGGCCACCGACGCGGTGCAGCGCCTGGTCGCCGACATCTGGACCCGGTTCGAAGCGCACCTGCCGCGCCCGGAGCTGACGCGGGTCCTCGACGACTTCCGTGCCGACCTGCTCGCCGGTGACCCGGACGCGCGGATGCGGCTGGTGGAGGGCCTGGTCAACGTCGACGTGGCCGGCTGGCGCCGGGCCGCGGCCGCCGCAGGATCCACCCCGCAGGTGCCGTGGCTCAACCAGCGAATCACCCTGGCGTGGGAGCAGGTGCTCACCGGCACAGCCGCGAACAGCCACGATCTCGAGTTCACGCCGAAGGACATCGACGCCGACCTGACCGAAGACAAGGCCTTCCAGCGGGCGCTGGCCAAGCGGGAGGCCGTGACCGACGGGCAGACCGCGTACCTGGTGACCGAGGGCAACAACGCCACCCGCGAAGGCCAGAAGCTCCACTACGACGTCTACCGTGCCGCGGTCGACGTGGCGCGCGGCGACATGACCACCGAGCTGCAGGAGCGCTTCATCCGGCTCTACGCCGAGCTCGGCTCGAACATGGGCCAGTCCGAGATCGCCCGGGTCCGGGGCCGCAACGCCGTCGAGCGTCGGGTCGCGGTCTGGCTGCGCGAGATCCACGCCGAGGCGAAGAAGGACCCGAACACCCCGGCGCCGAACAGCCTGCTGATGCTGGCCAACACCAAGGTCGCCGACGTGCGCGCCGAGGTGGGTGGCGGCTGGGGCTACTACGAGGGCGAGATCACCCTGGCGCAGCTGCTGCTGCGCAAGTCGGTGGAGATCGAGAAGCAGACCCACCGCAACGTCCTCGACCAGGACGAGGAGATGCAGCGCAAGCTGCGCCGCTTCGAGCGGCTCGCCTCCCCCGACCAGCACACCGACCAGTCGACGACGCCGTTCCTGGCGTTGAAGGAGATCTTCGGCTCCTACCAGATGCACGACCTGCTCGGGGACTCCGCGAAGTACCTGGGCCCGCACCTGACGATGAACCAGCTGGTCGCCGACATGGCGAACCGCAGCGACAAGTCCCGTCAGGACCAGCTCAACCGCTGGCGCCGCAAGGCCCCGTATGTGATGCACAAGCACACGCCGAACCCGCCGTACGACGCGGCCATGCTCACCTCGGGCACGCTGTCGTCGTACCGGGTGGTGGTCGACACGATCGCCGCGAGCGTGAACACCGAGCCGCGCCGGCTCCGCGAGGAGAACGTCCGCGCCCGCGAGTCGTTCAAGCGAGGCATCAACAACCTGCGCCAGATCCTCGAGGAGTTCCGCAAGCTCAACGCCGAGACCCTCACCGACACCACCGACCGCGGGGTGCTGCGCGCGGTGCTGCAGTCCAACCCCGGCGTCGCCAAGCTGATCGCGGACCTGATCCCGGACGCTGCGAAGCTCGGTGCGTTCGCCCGCATCGACGGCAAGTACTACGCCGCGGAGTGGGTCGAGGCGATGCTGGTGATGCCGCCGGACAAGGCGGCCGTCACCTACGTGGTGAACACCCGCCTCGCGGAGTGGAACCAGATGGGCGGTGCCATCGACCTCGACGGTGAGGGCTCCGGCCGGCCGAAGGGGGAGTCGCCCAAGGCTCCCGCGCGGGAGGCGTACAAGATCAAGTCCCGGCTGCTGCAGACCGTCGCCCAGCTCGCGGCACAGCCGGACGGGATCCACCTCGACCGGCTCGTGGTGGCGATGAAGAACGCCTCCAGCGTCGAGGCGCTCGAGGAGATCCTGAACACCGACCCGGCGTTCTCCGGTGACCGGGCCGAGCTGCTGCTGTTCGTCGACGACGTGGCCGCCTACGAGACCGACCCCCGCGACGTGTGGTCGGCCAACCTGCCGGGCACGCTGCAGCGGGAGGCGATCACCGCGTTCGCCGAGCGCACCTCGGTGCTGAGCACCGCGATGGCGAACTTCGCGGCCGAGCACGCCGTCGAGCGCACGCTGCTGAAGTCGATCCTCGACTACGACACCGACCGCTCTGTCGACCGTTCCGAGGCCTCGAAGTACCACCGGCTGCTGGAGATGGCGCTGGAGCACCGGCAGCTCGGCAGCGACCACCTCGGCCCGGCGGTGCGTGACCGCTTCACCGAGAAGGTCCAGGACGGGATCATCCGGATCCACGACAAGGGCACCGCGGACGCGGCGATCGCGCCGTTCGGTGAGGCCCTGGTCACCACCGACGAGTTCGGGGTGAAGGCCTCCCCGATGCAGGCGGCCGACGCGCTCACGGCGTACGACCCCGAGGACATCCTGTCGAACCCGACGAAGCTCACCGAGGGCCCGGTGCTGGTGCGGGTCGCCGACGGCTCCGAGCTGATCGTCGACTTCACCACGGTGCGGGGTGCGGCGCTCGCGCTGGCGGACCCCGCCACCAACGCCTTCGCCAAGCAGGTGCTGTTCCCGACCGCGCGCGACGTGAACGCGGTGGGCTCGCTGAGCACCTACCTCAACGTCACCCACCCCAGCCTGCAGTCGATGCTCAAGGAGGCGAACTTCGGCGACCTGTTCGTCCACAAGAGCGAGCGGCTCAGTGTCGGCCAGGCCCACAAGTACATCTCGATGCTCGAGGCGATCGTGCGCCGCAAGGCCATCGACGGCACGCCCGAGGACCGGGAGAAGGCGTACTTCCCGATCCAGACCCTCATCAACGACTTCGTCGTCGCCTACACCCACTCCCCGGGCGCGGAGACCACGGACCGGAAGAAGGTCCGCGACGGGCTGTACGTCGACATCGCCACCGCGCTGCAGCAGATCGCCTCGCTCAACAGCAAGGACCCGCGGCTCGTCGACCAGATGCTTGACGCGGTCGGTGCGATCCTGCGCGACCGCTACCACCGACACTCCTCCGAGCTCGACGCGGTGCTCTCCGACTCCCTCGACAAGGCGGTCGCCGACACCGTCCTCCTCGAGGCCGAGCTCGACAGCTACCGCCGCGACATCGAACGGCTGACCACCGAGCTGGCCGCCACGACCGACCCGGACCGGCAGAACCAGCTCGTGGACCAGCTGGCCACCGCGAACCGGCGGCTCAAGGACCGGATGGACCGGCTGCAGCTGCTGACCACCGACGACAACGTGGTCACCGCGGCGATCAACATGTTCACCCTCACCGGCAACGACGTGGCCGACGTCGACCGCAAGGGCGCGATCCTGCGGCTGCTCGGCACAGGCAACCGGGTGGCGAAGTTCCAGGGCCACCACCTCATCAAGAGGCTGAACACGGTGCTGGCCGCCGACGCCTACGCGCTGTCCGACCCCGACGTGTTCGACACCGAGGAGTGGTCCGAGCTCGGGCTGTGGGCCTCCTCGATCTACCTGGCCGAGCTCAGCGCCAGGGCCGGATCCACCATCAAGCTGACCCCGCTGGTGCTGGGGGAGAAGGGCGAGCGGCTGCGCCGGCTCTACGACCCGACGTGGTCCGGCCTGCTCGAAGGGTTCCGCAACCCGCTGGTGCTCGAGGCCGCGACGACGATGGCCAACCAGGCGGGCTGGAAGCCGGACCTCACCGACGTCGACGTGGCGCGCACGCTCGAGGGCGGGCTGCTCAACGAGAAGCGGCTGGGCCGCTGGACCGAGCTGGTCATCCCGGCCGCGCTGAAGGCGCAGCAGGTGATGGACTCCGCCTCGGTCGGCCTGGCGATCCCGGTCGGCGGCGACCTGCCGAAGGAGATGGCGGCCTACGTCGGCTCCGGCCGGCGGACGTTCAAGACCCCGGACGACACGATGCTCACCACCGCGGCGTTCACCGTCGACGCCGACGGCGACATGGCGTGGACCGACGAGGCGTTCTTCAAGCTGAACAACCACTTCGCCCGCTCCGTGGTGTTGCGCGACGCCGCCGGTGCCGAGCTCGACCTGACGCCCCAGGTCGGCGCCGCGTGGATGGGTGAGCCGTCCGTGGAGGCGTCCGGCTACAAGATCATCACCCGTACCCGGATCGACAAGGCGGTGGCCGACGCCCTCGAGTCCGGCACCCTGACCGGCCCGCTGCAGGTGGAGATCGCCTACTTCGACATCGACACGATGCCGTGGTCGCGCGAGTGGGCGAACAACGTCTACTTCGAGGGTGTCGGCCGGGAGGCCGAGATCGGCTCGACGCCCGGCCTGGTGGCCGAGCTGTTCTTCGCCCCCGGCGGGATCAGCAAGGAGGCGCAGCAGAACCCGCTGAACATGGCGACCAAGGGGGGCGCCGGCTACCAGGCGACCAAGGTCATCCCCCGCTCGGTCGCCGAAGCGTACGAGGCCCGGCACAACGTGGCCAGCGTGCTGCGCGGCAAGGCCCACGAGCTGTGGACCAAGACCTACGACGTCGGCCAGCCGCTGTCCGGCGACGCGAACTCCTTCTACAAGCTGATGCTGCAGCGCCACGTCGTGGTCGGCACCAACGCCGCGGGCGAGAAGGAGGTGTGGTGGGCGGGCCGGGCCATCGAGTGGCAGACCCTCAACGCGGGCCAGCCGCTCAGCTCCCCGGACTTCCCGCTGCAGGGCGCCCGCCTGGTCGCGCTGACCGACGGCCAGGCCCAGACGCTGCTGGGCGAGCCCGGCAACAAGGGCGTCCCCGGTGCCTGGTCGGAGCCGGTGCTCAACCTCGACGACCTCGACATCTTCCCCGAGCTCACCGCCGAGTACCTGGCCGCGCGCGGCATCACCCGCCTCGGGGAGACCACCACGCTGCGCGAGTCCCCGTTCGCGGGGAAGCTCCCGCTGATGAACGTGCAGTGGTCCGGCGACCGCGACCCCGGGCAGAACACCCGGTGGGAGGCGATGATCGAGAAGCACCGCGGCCGCCAGCTCGAGATCTTCAACCGCCGCATGGACGCCAAGGGCTTCTCCACCTCCAACATCAACGACCAGAACGCCAACGCGCTGAAGCGGATGCTGGGGCTCGAGGGCCTGACCGCGCTGTTCCAGAAGCTGGGCGTGCCGTTCGCGGAACTGCGGGACCCCAGCGACACCCGGCTCTCGGAGGTGCTGGCCACCAAGCTGCAGGAGCTGACGGCGCTCAACCCGTCGTCGGTGATCTGGCAGCACCGCCACGGTGTCAGCGCGGACCCGCGCAACGGCGTGCTCACCGACACCACGATCCGCGAGACCGACGGCTTCTCCGGCAAGCCGGAGGCGACGTGGCCGACGTACGAGGACGTCGTGGTCATCGATCTCGACTCGTTCGTCACCGCCTCCGGCAAGCGCTACGTCGAGGCCTACGACCAGGCGCTCGCGGCGATCCGGGTGTACACCCGCTCGGGCGTCACCATCGTGCTGGCCGGCGACCAGAAGCTGCGCTCCGACATCGCTGACCACCTCAACGAGGGCAGCGAGGGCTACGCCCGGATGGCGCAGTCGGCGCACTTCTTCGCCCCGGCCCAGCCGGACGCGATGATGCACCTGTCGCAGCGGGCACTGGACTCCACGCTGCGCGACACCCGGGTCTTCACCGGCACGTCGCTGATCCTGACCCACAACTCCGACCGCTACTCCTCCTACGGGTCGTCGGAGAACGCCACGTTCTGGGACCTGCGTCCCGGCCAGCCGGTGTGGCGGGGCGAGTCGGTGGTGCTGCTGCCCACCTCGATGGGCACGATGTTCAACCGGCCGGTGCCGGGCGTGGGCGCCAACGACCAGGCCTCCCTGGTGTACGGCCAGCTCGAGCTGCTGCTGTCCAGCCCGGAGGGGCGCGCGCACATCAAGCGCCTGACCTCCGACCCGGAGAACGTGCCGACCTACAGCAACGTCAACGGCGTGGAGTCCTACGGCATCCGCTCCCTCGACGACGCGATGGACCGGCTGCTGCAGCTGGCGCAGATGAAGCGCGACCCGCTGACTCCGGGCGAGGAGCTGATGATCGGCGACTTCATCCCGACCGTCGCCGAGGACGGATCCGTCCTGCTGGTGCGGGTCGGCTTCAAGCCACCGCGCGAGCACGAGATCCGCGCCCAGCTCAAGGAGCCGATCGACCCGGCCGACACCGCGAAGAACCGCGGCAAGGTCGCGGTGTTCACCTCCGAGCTCGAGCAGGCGTGGACCACGAAGCCTCCCGGGATCATCGAGTCCCGCGACCCCGACCACATGGCCGGGCTGAGCGTGCGGGTGAAGTACGACCTGGCGCGCTTCGGCAAGTCGACCTCGGCGATGGACGGCTGGAAGACCGAGCGCTCCCCGATGCCCGATGACCTGGCCGGGCCGGACGAGGACATGAGCGCCAACGGGCTGCGGGTGAACTCGTTCTCCTCGCAGAAGTCTCCGGAGTCGAAGCAGGCGATCACCGGCACCGTCGACAACTTCGGTTGGGCGATCGCGCTGGCCGGTATCGACTTCCGCCCCGACCTGGTCGAGTTCTTCCTCGGACCCAACCGCCGGGCCGAGGACCTCGAGACGGACTGGAACCAGGTCCGGGTGTTCCTCGACGAGTGGGCCTCGACGTCGCACAACCTGACGGCCACCGACATCTCGAAGCGACTCAGCGAGGGCACGTTCCTGGCGATCATGGGTGCCCAGATCAACGAGGTGGCCGAGCAGTTCTTCGGCGTCGGCTTCGACATCCAGGGCGGTGCCGACGCGCTCGACATGCCCACCGCGAACCAGCGGCTGGCCCAGCTGCTGCTGGCCTCGCTGATGGTGCCGGGTGTCAACGTCGACCACGTGGTCCGCTCCTCGGGCCTGCTCAGCTTGCAGCGCCTCGACATGGGCGCCACGGTGCAGCTGCTGCCGGACATCCTGACCTCCCACCTCTCGGACCCGGACCACCCCGAGCTGCGGGACATGCTGGTCCAGCGGATCAACGCTCGGATGCCGCGCCGCCCCGACGGCACCCGGCCCTACATCCTGCTGCCGAACTGGGACTTCCTCATCGAGATGAAGCACCCGAAGACCGGCGTCTCGGAGTACGTGCCCGGCAAGCTGCAGATCTCGTTGGAGTACCCCGCCGACGAGAACCCGGTCAACTACGTGCAGGCAGGTATCCGCTCCGCACGCCAGGGCGCGAGCCAGCACGTGGCGTTCGTGGGCTACGAGACCATCGGCATGCGTACCGCGGTCGAGCGGGCCAGCCGGATCCGCGAGACGGTCGACGAGCGCGCCGGCCTGGCCGACCTCGACGTCGACGGCGGCCTCTGGCGGATGCTGCGCAACAACCCGCTGTCGAAGGACGACCCGACGTACAGCCCGTGGCGCACCCGGACCCGGCTGCAGCAGCTGGAGATCCAGGAGGCGGCCGTCAAGTACGCCTCCTACATCAAGCCGCTCGACACCGAGGGCTGGTCGGCCGGGGACCTGGCGGCGTACTCCAAGCTCCAGGACACCTACCTGGCGCTGGTGCACGGCAACGACGCCGAGGACTACCGGGTCGGCACCGACTACCTGGTGCGGCAGTGGCTCGGGATGCCGGAGTCACGGCCGGGCCAGCCGGAGTACGTCGGCAAGGTCTCCCCGTCCGCGGCGCTGCAGGCGATGCAGGTCATCGTCGACAACGTCCGCGACCACCTGATCCCGACGTACGGCGGTGTGGTGCCGCTGCCGGACCACGCGACGATGGCGCTGATCCACGACTCCAACGAGCGCCGGCCGGAGAAGGACCGCTGGGCGCCGCGGATGGGCGTGGGCCGCAAGAAGGAGCTCGCCGGGAAGTGGGACGACTGGGTCAAGGCCACGTTCGGCCAGACCATGGACTCCTCCGACCTGTTCGACGCCGCGTTCGCCCAGGACGCCAACGGCTTCATGCACACCTGGCAGTCGGCCCACGAGGACCGCGGCCCGCAGCACGTGTCGCTGGACAGGCTGCGCGAGCAGAAGCTCTACAACGTGGAGGCCAACCAGTTCCTCGCCAGCCAGGACCCGAGCGAGGAGGCCCGGCTCACGCAGCCGGTGATCTTCGAGACCGCGGTGGCCACCCTCGACGCCATCACCGGGCAGGAGGCGGCGTTCAACCGGGAGTCGGCACGCACGACTCCGGACGCCGAGCTGGCGCAGCGGATCGAGAAGCACCTGAAGTGGCGTGCCTCGCGGAAGATGCCGAAGCAGCAGAAGCAGTCGTACAAGCAGTTCCGGGACCAGGGCACCTGGTACCTGGAGACCGCGCGCGACGGCAACAACTTCTTCCACCACATGGTGAACCTGTCGATCGGCATGCGGCTGGTGAACCCGGCGCTGTGGACCTCCGCGATCCTCGAGACGTTCGTGCGCTCGAAGATCGAGACCACCACCAACCTGCTGCTCGGCCAGTCGAACACCGCGCTGGGTGGTGCGGTGGCCCGCGCCGGCCAGGTGGTGGGTGTGCAGCCGCGCTACACCCCGGAGCAGCGGAAGAAGATCAACGACCTGGCCGAGAAGATGGGCCGCAACAACGACTTCCTCTCGCGGCTCTACGACGACATGGTCTACCGCAACCTCGTCGAGCATGGCCGCGGCCGGACCGGTGCGGCGCTGGAGAAGTTCGCCGGGTTCGGCGCGCGGATGTCGGCGGGCCCGTTCTTCGGGATGCGTGAGAAGGCAGTGGCCATGCGCTACCTCGAGGCGGTGCTGGAGTACCTCGACACCACCGACAACGTGGTGCCGTTCGACGTGCTCGTGCGGGAGATGGACCTCGACCCACTGTGGCTGGAGAAGAACTTCCGCTCCGACGGCCGCTTCACCCCGCACATGGCGGGCATGAACCGGATCGCACAGGTCCGGGCGATGAAGGCCTCCGTGCCGAGCAAGATCATCATGGGCGGCATCGACACGATGACGTCGAGCGAGAAGCCGTTCTTCCACGCAGCCGGACACCTGCTGAAGATCCCGCTGCTGTTCACCCGCTTCAACGCCGGAGCGCTCCTCACGATGACCGGCCTGGGCGGCATCGACCAGCTCATCGCCATGAACCTCGACCAGCGCACCTCGGAGAGGAAGGCCTGGCTGCAGGGCCTCATCACCGGCGAACCAGTCACCGAGGAGACCTCGCGCATCGACATGACCGACATCATCGAAGGGGCGAACCTGTTCCGGCCCTTCGTGAAGGGTGCGCTGACCCAGACCGGGCTGCTCGCGTTCGGGATGATGGCCGGTGGGCTCGGGCTCTCGGGCGAGGACGAGGAGACGAAGCGCCGGCGGCGGCTGGCCAGCTGGCTCGACCTGCCCTACTACTACGACCCGCGCGCGGTGGAGAACGACTTCCGCTACGCCGACGCGCTGTTCGTGGACTGGATGCCCGGCTGGATGGAGGCCGCGCTCGAGCCCGGCGACCGTGAGGGCGTCGGCGGGGAGAAGAAGGTGCTGCAGCCGCACTGGATCCTGCGGCAGTTCCTGTCCCCGGTCATGGGTGTCGAGCGCTTCCTGTCCACCGGCGACGTCCGGCAGATCGGCTGGGGCTTCTCGGACGCCTTCTCGGTGATGCCGAACTCGATCGCGCGGCTCTGGACAGAGGCCAAGCTGACCGCAGACGCGCTCGCCCAGTCCGCCCGGGAGGTCGACGGCGCCACCGTGACCAGCACCGCGGAGGGCCAGGCCCTGGCGCAGAAGTACATCATCTCGATCGCCGGTGTGTACGAGAAGGCGCTGTTCGAGAACTCGTTCGTCAACGCGATCCGCAACGGCTTCGACGACTACGACCGCAACCCGTGGGAGATCCCGGACGAGCTGAAGAACGGCAACGGCTACAAGCTGGACCCGGTCACCCGGCAGCCGGTGCCGACCACGGCGCTCGAGCAGACCATCGACACCCGCACCGGTGAGCCGGTGGTGTCGTACGCCGAGCGTGACGCGGTTGACGCCTACCTGCACCAGTACGCCGAGAACAACCTGTCGGCCGCGATCATGCTCTCGCTGTTCACCGGGCAGCCGACGCTGGACTCGACGTACTTCCGGCAGAACATGGTGCCTGCGCAGAAGTCGCTGTCGCTGCCGGAGAAGGGGCAGACGCACGACGAGACCGTCATCATGGCGGCGCTGCAGGGCATGGCCGCGAAGGGCGAGGGCTTCGAGAACCTCACCCAGTACGAGGCCGAGAAGATGGTGTGGGCCAACAAGCCGGAGGATGCGTTCTGGTCCCAGGCTCAGGTCTCGAAGATCGCGGCCGGCTACGTGGCCAAGGCCAACGCGGGCGGCGAGGTCGGCGCGATGACACTGTTCGACGAGGCCGGGCGCGAGCTGCTGTCGAAGCAGGGCGCACACACCGTGCTGCGGTCCCTGGCCGACGGGTCGATCACGCTGTCCGACCCGAGCATGGTCGGCATCCACATCAGCCGGGAGATGCGTGAGCAGATCCAGGAGGAGTGGACCGAGGAGCTCGTGCTCGAGGGGCTGGCGCTGGGGCTGGACGAGGCGACCGCGAAGTCGCGGGCGCGGCGGATCTGGTACGGCAACACCTACGAGGACCCCAACGCCAACGGCCTGCAGCACCTGCTGTGGACCAACGAGATCCCGTCGTCGCCGAAGGTGACCTACAACCAGCTGAACACCACGTTCGTGCTCGGTCCGGACGGGCGGCCATGGGCCACGCCGTTCGGTCGGCAGAACGTCCTGCAGGCCCTCGGCATCCCGATCCCCGCGACTCCGATCCGGCCCGCCGGCGCCGGGCTGTCGCGCGACAGCCGCGGCAACGTGGTCGACGACGTCTACGGCATCAACACCGGCCTCATGGCGCTGGAGCGTGTCGAAGACCAGGAGCAGCTAGTGCCTCCGAAGGAGGACCCGTTCGCCTTCACCGACGCCGCGAAGTACACCGCCGGTGACAGCGGCAGTGGCAGCGGCTGGAAGGACTTCGGCTACACGCCGTACAAGAAGCGGGGCTACACCCCGTACAAGCGCCGCAGCTACTCCAGCGGTGGCGGGGGCTCGACGGGCTACCCCAACTTCACCCGGATGTACGGGCTCCCCGGGGCCCAGACCCCCTACGCCAATGACATCCCGTTCATCAACACGAGCAACCCGATCCTGCGCCGGGCAGATGTACGCAGGGAACGTGTCTGGTCCGAGCGAGGAAGGCTGAACCAGTGGCAGTGATGGAAGAGCACGAGCCGGTGACGGAGTTCGCCCAGTGGTACGTCGACTACGACGCCACGGGCGGCCGCGACGGGTGCCTGGAGTTCCGGGGGTTCGCGCCGAAGGGCGAGAAGCTGCACCGGCTCTACACCAAGTCGAAGTCCGAGATGGACGCCCGGGTGCACAACTACGACAAGCTGGAGAAGCTGGCCGACGGCGAGGTCATCTCGCCGAAGCCGGACCTCCCGAACGTGTCGTCGGGCGAGACCGCCGGGCTGATCCGTCGTACGGCGCGCAACCTGGTGCAGAACACCCCGAACGTGGAGATCATCTCCAAGTTCGACGACGACTCGGTGCAGGGGCTGTTCGCCCGGCACATCCTGCTGTCCCGGATCGTCGGCTCCGACCAGTACTCCAACGACATGCAGCAGAACCTCTTCTCCTCCACGAAGAGCGCGCTCACCCTCGGCTACGACGCCGTGGTTCCGGCGCTGCTGCAGGACGCCGGCGGCTCCTGGTACATCAAGTACGACTCGATCCACTACCGTGACGTCTTCCCCGAGCCCGGGGTCAAGGACGTCCGGGACGCCACCTTCGTCTTCGTGCGGCGCTACCTGACACAGGGCGAGGTGGTGTCGCTGATCCGCAACAAGGCGGTGGGCTGGGACCACCAGGCGCTACGCGAGCTGCTCAAGTCCAACCCGGGGACGCGGGAGCGTCAGTCGGTCGATCACCAGACTGCCAAGCACCGGCAGATCCCCGAGGGCTACGAGATCATCACCTGGTACTCGTCGAGCGGTGAGCACTTCCTGACCTTCCATGCAACCACCAAGCTGCTGCTGCGCATCGAGAAGAACAAGCACCCCCTGAAGAAGCACCCGGTCTTCTTCCTCGTGCTCGAGAAGGACGCGCAGCAGCCACTCGGTAAGTCGCAGGTGGAGCTGATGGTCGGCCGCCAGGACTTCCAGGACCTGATGCTCAACGGTGCCATGAAGCTCTGGTACCGCAACATCAACCCGAGCATCATCGGCTACGGCGCGGCCAACGCGATCCCCAACCTCAGCCCCGGCAAGTACACCCAGATCAGCAACCCGAACGCCAAGGTCGAGGCGTTCGAGGTGAACACGCAGACACTCCTGCAGTACGGCACCATCTCCCAGCAGAACCTCGGTTCGATGGTGAACCTGCTCGGGACGGCGGACCAGCAGATGGCGACCCAGGCGGGCAGCGGCATGAGCGCCACGCCGCAGGGCGTCGAGGCTCAGCAGACGATGGTGGACATCACCACGAACAACTACCAGAAGGCGATCGAGGGCTTCTTCAGTCACTACTGCTCCTACGCTCTGACGATCTACTTCCAGGAACTGAAGTCGATCAAGAAGGTCACGCCCACAGCGGAAGCTCGTATGAAGTTGCTGAAGGCTGGACTGGATCCGAACCAGATCAACGAAGACGGCACCCTCGACATCGACTTCGAGGAGCTCGCCACGGAGTACTGGGTCCGGTGTGTACCTGGCAGCCTGACGGAGATGGAGGACGAGAAGCAACTGCGCGTTCTCAACGAGCTGTTCATCCCGCTCTCCCAGGCCATGCCGGCGCTCGCCAACAGCGGCGACCAGACGATCATCCGGCAGGCCGCGATGGCGATGAGCTACATCATCGAGAAGCAGATCGAGCTGTCCGGTGCGGCCGACGCACTGGCCATCCGGGACCTCTGGTCAGGCAAGAAGACCGACGAGCAGGTCGACGAGCGAGACCTGCGGATCGCCGAGCTCGAAGCCAAGCTCGCCTCCCCCGAACTGGAGCAGGAGCGGGAGCTGACTGCTCAGGCACTTGTAGGCCTGGCCGAGCAGCTGAGAGTTCAGGGAGAGGCAATCTCAGCGATTATGGACCGTTTAGGTGCGCATCAGGGTGCATATGCCGGTGAACAGAATAGTTCCGGCGAAGCAACACCGCAGGGACCGCCGCCTGTACCTACTGTTCTGCCTGCCAGCGCCTGACGTTCAGGCACACGACAGCAACAGGAGGAATGCGACATGGTCGCTCCCGTCCGCAAGGACAGCCTGACCGACTACCAGGTCGCTCTGGCCACGTACCTGCGTATCTCGTCCCCGGTGGCAGGCATGTTCACCGGCAACGAGATCAAGCCCAACCCCAACGCCCGGTCCATCCGCGTGCCCGACATCCGGGTCGACGACTACATCGTCGACGCCGAGATCGGCCGCATCGGTGCCGACCACTACTCCGGCTCGGAGTTCACCGGCGAGTGGAAGAACGGCATCCCGCCCATCGAGTGGCGCACCTACTCGATGTCGCGTCACCGCAGCTTCGGCTTCACGGTGTTCGACGAGCAGCTCCGCTACTCGCCGATCAAGAACATCGTGCAGGAGTACACCGGTCGCAAGATGCAGACCACGGTGCTCCGTGACCACGACAAGTACTGCCTGCTCGCGGCGGTCCAGGGTCACATGACCGGCAAGATGGTGGCCCGCACCGCGGCCGACGCCGTCCCTCCGGTCAACGCCGACGCCTACCGGATCTCCAACACCGGCAACGCGGCCGACTACAAGTGGATCGCGGAGCCCGGCGAGGACTACGACAACGAGATCCAGCCCTCGTTCGCCACGATCACGGGCATGTACCTCGACGACGCGGACCCGCTGGCCAGCCTCGACGCGCTGACGCTGCTGTTCTCGGACAACTGGTTCGACAGCAACTTCGGCAACAACGAGCGCTTCCTCCTCGTCACCTCCGCCCTCGAGCTCGTGTTCATCAACGCGCTCATCGAGAAGGGCGCCGGCACCGAGTCCGCGTTCGACCTGCTCAAGAACGGCGACATCTCGGGCGCCAACGCGGCCGGGTACCTCGGCACGCTCAAGGGCTCGTGGAAGCTCCACAAGATCCACCCGGAGTTCCTGCCCAAGGTCTACACCGACGTCAACCTGGTCGTCGACCCGGTCGCCACGTCGGCCACCGGTGGCCGCACGCTCCGCCAGGTCGTGGCGCTGGCCGCGTACAAGAACGCGATCCAGACCTACGAGCACTTCTCCGAGCGCCGCGAGCAGGACGGCGGCACCCGGTTCAAGGGCAAGGAGTACGTGCAGGACTTCTCCTACGACTGCTGGGTCATCGACCAGCTGTCCGAGGGCGTCGTCCCGCTCTTCCTCCCGGCGGTCCTCGACAACCTCAGCGTCGTGAACACCTCGTTCACCAACGTCGCTGCCAAGGTCGCGGCCGCCCGTGCCCAGACCAGCGTCGCCCCGGTGACCTACCCGCTCTCCGGCGCCGACGTGGCCAAGAGCCGGCCGGAGTGGTTCACCTCTCCGTACGAGAGCACCACCGCTCTCGACGCGGGCCTGGCGATCCAGGAGACCGGCGACGTCGCGCACCGCAACCCGCTGCTCGCCGTCGACGACACCACGGACTCGGGCGGGGAGTGAGCTTCGGAGGGGGTGGGTTACTCCAGGTCCCCGCCCCCTCCGTCGTCACCCTCTCGAACTCAGGAAGGAACACCCATGGACCAGCTCATCGAGCTGCTGCAGCAGATCCAGGATCTGGCTGGCACGGCGATCGAGGCGCTGCAGGGCGCCATGTCGGACGCCGGTGGCGAGGCACCCGCCGAGGGTGCCCCGGCCGAGGGCGCTCCGCCCGAGCCGCCCGCCTGACCGCAGCACACCCTGCTTGAAGGGCCCGAGCAGGTAACCCCTGTCTCGGGCCCTTCATCTGTCTGAAAGGACACCTGCTGTGGACGCCATCGCGGACATCATCGGAGCGGTCGACACCCCGCTCGGGCTGCTCGCTCTCGTCATCATCGGCTTCTTCGCGCTGGCGTGGAAGTTCGGCAAGGAGCTCATCTCGCTGCTCAAGGAGATCCGCGTCGAGCAGGCCACCACCAAGGAGAAGGTCGAGCACGTATCGACCTCGATCGTCACGAACCATGGCTCGAAGAACATAGGAGACGCCGTCGACCGCCTGACCGGCTGGTTCATGGACTCCGAGACCGAGCGGGCCGAGAACACCCAGCTGCTGCAGCTGGTCGCCACCCGGCTCGACAAGCACATCGCGGACTGCGAAGCGTTGAGAGGACAGCCCCGTGCTCAGCACTAGCCCACGGCAGGCCACCTACTTCCGCCTCGAGCGGGGCTACCCGTTCGCGGTGAACCTCGAGTTCACCAAGAGCGACGACTCGGCCGTCGACCTGTCCGGCGCGTCCATCTTCTTCGACATGGACCAGCCCGACCACCTCGGCGGCGCTAACATCATCACGGCCCGGCCCGCTGTGCTCGAGGACCCGGCCACCCTCGGGCGGGCGTTCTTCTCGCTACAGGGCGAAGACCTCGACATCGCGCCCGGTGAGTACCCCTTCGCGTTCACGATCCTGGCCG